ATGTCATCGGCACATGGAAAGGCGATTGCGACAAGAACGCAATCCTTAAGAAGGTGGCTGAAGCCATCGAAAGCGACAAGCGCATCTGGGGCTTCATTTACGACGAAGCCATGAGTGCCGCTGAATAAATTATACTCAGGAGAACCAGTATGAAAATGTCCGAATCAATTACCACTATTGCTCCCGCCCTCGTCAAAGCTCAGGCTTTGATTGAGGACGCGGTGAAGGATAGTAGCAATCCTGCCTTCCGATCCAAATACGCAGACCTGTCTGCTGTGTTGGCGGTAATTCGTGAGCCTATGGCTATGAATGATCTTTGTGTCCTTCAGTCTCCCGCCCGCGCCGATGGCGGTGTCGAGGTTGAGACGCTTATCCTGCACAAGTCAGGCGAGTGGGTTAGCCAGCTATGCTTCATTCCAATCAATAAGTGGGATGCACACGGCACTGGCTCTGGGATCACCTATGGCCGGAGGTATGGGCTTATGTCCATTTTCTGCATTGGTACTGAGGATGATGATGGCAATACCGCTGTAGAGCGCCCTGCGGCCCCCAAGCAGCTCAGTGCCCCTCTCAAGCAAATCGTTATGGCTCCTAAGCAGCTAGAGATTCGCGCAGAAGCCAAAGAGGCTGCGAAGAAGGGCATTGATGCCTTTCGTGACTACTACAAGGGACTGTCCCCAGAAGCACGACAAGTTCTTCAAGGTGAGTTCCTGAACGAGGTTCGTTCCATCGCATCGAACGCAGACAAGAAGGAGATTGAAAATGAGCGCAATGTCTAATCTACATAACGATATGGTCGCCGCACAGGCCCTTATGGACGATTCAGCAAATGATCGAATTAAGGATTTGGAAAACCAAATCAAAAGGTATCGTGGATGGATGGATCAACAAAATGATTACATTCAGACAGTTGAGACCATGTTGAAAAACTTAATTTTGGTGTGCCGAGAAGGAACCGTTCAAGAGTATTTCAACGAAATGGAAAAGATCGAAGAATTTTTGGAGATTTCCAATGGCTGACCGTTTTTCTGATCCAGATGGATACACTGGCAAGCGCCATAAGGGTAAGCGTCTAGGAAGTTTTTGGTGGTCTGAAACTTGGGGCGAAGGGGACATCACTGTTTCCGCAGCCTTCGACGACCTTGATTCCTTTTCAAAGATTGAGGCATTGAACGATGCAATGTCTATGCTTCAGCGGCAATATGATGTTTCGTATCGCGAATACATTGAAGAGCTAGAAGGGAAAGTTAAATAATATGGAACAGCGCACTGAAGAGTGGTACGCCGCCCGCCTCGGCAAAGTGACTGCCAGCCGCGTTGCTGATGTCATCGCAAAGACAAAAAGCAGCTATTCGACCAGCCGCGCTAACTATATGGCAGAATTGGTTTGCGAGCGTTTGACCGGGAAAAAAGGGGATTCCTACTCAAACTCCGCAATGGTGTGGGGGACAAATACCGAGCCTCTGGCTAGAGCCGCCTACGAAGCCCGTACAGGCTTTTTAGTCGAAGAGGTAGGGTTTGTCCTCCACCCCTCCATCGCACAGGCTGGGTGCAGCCCTGATGGCTTTATAGAGGAAGAATCTCTCATTGAGATCAAATGCCCTATGACCAATCAGCATATTGACACGCTTTTATCTAGCGAAGTGCCGTCAAAGTATGTGCCGCAAATGCAGTGGCAAATGGCCTGCACAGGCCGCAAGTGGTGTGACTTTGTGAGCTTTGACCCTCGTCTCCCGGAGAACATGCAATTGTTTATCAAGCGGGTAATGCGAGATCAAATGATGATCACAGAACTAGAGCGGGAAGTTGAAAAGTTCCTGTTTGAATTGGACCAAAAAGTAACTCGTCTGAAGGCACAGTATTAAGGAGATCAAAATGGCATATGAAGTTAAAGACCTCACTGGCACCTTGTTTCGCAATGACCGCAAGACCTCAGAAAAGCACCCCGATAAAAAAGGGTCATGCAAAATCAACGGTCAAGAGTATTGGGTCAGCGGATGGATTCGATATTCTGATAACGGTGAAGAGCGCATCTCGTTGGCATTCAGCTTGAAAGAAGAACGCTCTGATCGAAGTGGCCCAGCAACAGTTCGTGCTAATACCGAATCAGCAAAACCTCAGATTGATATTAACGACGATATCCCATTCTGATGACTGAAGACCGCACGGCCCTCTGGGGGCAAATTTTAAAAGATGAAGCAGAGTCGAGGCATGATGCACATAAAAATCATGCTTCTTCTCGTCCTCTATCAGAAGATTACGAGTTAATTGGCCTTCTGGGAGAAGCTAAGTTTGGTGAGCTTACGGGCCTGATGCCAGACTTAGAGCGCAAGTTAAACGGGGATAACGGAGTTGATTTTGTAGTCCCCCTAAAGTTTACAGTAGATGTAAAGACCGCACGAAAAGCATTTCACTTGATACATGAAGAAGGGAAACCAGTAGCAGATATTTACGTTTTAGCGGCCTACGATGATAATACCAAAAAAACCAAACTAATTGGGTGGGAGTGGGGGGCCGTCTTACAAAGAGCGCCTGTAAAAGATTTTGGATATGGAATCAAAAATCACTACATTCCAGCCGATCAATTAAGACCAATGAGCCAACTATCAAAAAGGATTTAATATGAGCAGCAACCTGCCACTGAGTGAACAATACAGACTGATAGCTAAAAAATGGGTCGATGCTAAAGCTGCTGCGGACCTTCTTGAGGAATCCAAAACAGCCGTACTATCTCAGCGCATGGTATCATCAGGTGAACAAACGGTATCCAAGGCTGAGATGTTAGTTAAGGCTTCTGACGACTGGCATGAATATTTAAATAAAATGGTGGAAGCTCGTAAGACTGCCAATATGCTGAAGGTGCAATTGGAATATATTCAAATGCAGTTTAGCGAGTGGCAGTCATCTGAGGCAACTCGTCGTGCGGAAATGAAACTCTAAGGAATATAATATGAATGAATTTAATTCAGAGTCCGATGTAATCATTGAATTGAAGGATGACCTATTGGATGTCCTATATGGAGAGACAACTCACAATGGTCTTTATGCGCTGACATGCGCCATGTCAGATGTCATTGCACAGGCCGCGCCTAATCTGAGTGCAGCTTTGGAAACAGCCGCTTCGGTAGGTATGTCTATAAGCGCAACATTGAAAGAATTTGATAAACAACAAGTGTGCAACTGGAATAAAGAACCGCTGCAATGAAACGGGTTAGAATCACTGCAAAAATGAGGGTTGAGATTTTTACGCGGCATCTTGGCATCTGCCATATGTGCAGCATGAAAGTTGTGCCCGGACAGGATTGGGATGTGTCGCATGAAATACCGCTTGAGGCGGGTGGATTGGACGATGCCAGTAATTGGTATGTCGCTCATCGGACTTGCCATCGTGAACATACTGCTAAGGTAGATGCCCCATTGATCGCTAAGGTCAAACGCATTCACCAACGTCACATCGGCGCTAAACGATCTAAGTCGCCAATGCCTGCTGGTCGTCATTCACAGTGGAAGAAAAAAATGGATGGTTCTGTTGTAAGGAGAGAAAAGTGAGGTTTTTAATAACCATGAATATGGCATCAGCCCAAGGCTATGCTGTTCATCAAATCACTATTGACCACGAGGCTGCAACTCTTGATGAGTTTCTTGCGGAGGTTAATGATTACCCATTTATTTTAGGCCACCAATATTATCGAGTGAGGACGCCAGACGGCGAAATCACTTGGAAAGATCGTGGCAAACTAATCATCAACAGCTCTCACATTGGCAAGGTCCAAGAGTTTATTGAGTTTGAACCCAAGGAAAATAATTATGACGAATCACAGGGACATTTTGAATCAGGCAACCACCATTCTCGACCATCGGGGTCGTCGGTACGGAAGCATGGAGGAAAGTTTTGAGCGAGCGTCGATGATTGCATCAACGATCTTGGGTAAACAGATTACCATCTTCGATCTGGCAATTATCATGACTGCAATCAAGCTATCTCGCATTACATCAACACAGACACTCGATGACAACTACATCGACGGCATCAACTACCTCGCCTTTGCAGGCCAATTTAGTACCGCAGAAGAACAAATATCGGTGGCTCTTGAGGAAGACATTGCTGCAATGGCTCGTAAGTATGCCCCGCGTAGACCTGATGTAGCTACAGAAGAACAAGAAACTATTGAACCAACTGCATAACAATGGTGGCGGGGAAACCCGCCACTCACTCATTGGAGATTGATATGAAGAAGACTGAACTATCTGACCGCGACAAATCAATCATTGAATTGTGGGACAATAAATATACCGGGGCGCAAATCGCAAAAGAATTGTGCATGACCAGAAATGCCGTCATGGGGCGACTAGCTCGATTCCGTAGAATGGGTCTTGTTGGCTATAAAATGAATGCCAAGATTGCGTTGAAGGATGTTAAAAGTAGCACCTTAAAACGGGTGAAAACCTTTAACGCTTACCCTAAAGTATTTCGTGGTCGAAAGCCGCCCACGCCACTGCCTGAGATGGCACCGATCAAAGACAAGCCCGTAAAGTTATTTGACTTAACACCTTTCACTTGCCGATATGTGGTTAATGATGGGAAAGCTTCTGATTTTCTGTTTTGTGGAAAACCAAAAGTAAGACAGTCTTATTGCTCCGAGCATTATAACCTGTGCTACATGCCACCAAGGAAGAAGGAGCAGAGCGCATGATAAACAATGATACCTATATCAAGTCAGGGTGGCACTGGTCTTTTGGTTGGCTTCGTCGATCTGAGCTCGATGAAGAAGGTGCATATTGCTATGAAGATGGTGATGGAGATTTGATTTATAGCCAGCGCCAAGACCATCATTTAATTTGCTATCTTGACTGTTGGCAGGATCGAAAGACAGGAGAAAAGTACCTGACTTTCAATCAATCTCCAGTTTCTAAAAAAGCTATTGAGTGCGCTAAAAAAATAAATCAGCGCATGTCAAAAAGCTAACTCAAGAAACGCCACCGCCTGTGACAACAAACTGATTGCTGCTAACGCAAAGAATCGTAGCTAGTCCATAATTGGACAGGTTACGGTTCCCGGTGGTTGCTGTTCCAACAAGACGAAGCGTGACACCCCCGCCAGCGGATATGGTAAGATTGGAACCCGAATTGTTGTAAATGGAGACAACTTGGTTTTGGGTGAACACCGATGGCGGGACAATGATGCTTCCGCTAGAGATCGAAATGTATTTGCCATTATCACTAGCTTGAAGCGTATATGTGCTTCCTTGCGCATTTTGCGGAACTTCGCGGACGTTGCCAATAGAATCAGAAACCGTTGATCCAGCAGAAACCGTTGTTGTCGCAGTGACACTCCCACCAGCCGTGAGATTGTTCGTAATAGCAAGGTTGCCCGAGCCATCTTCATAAAGATAGGCCAGCTTGCGGACGTTGGTGCCATCGCAGACGATATGCATACGGGTGTTGCGAGGAACAATAAAGCTGGTGCCGCCACCGCCAGAAGCAATTGTAACAGTCCACGGGCCGCCTGACGCATCTGTCGTGCTATTGTAAACAATCCACTGACCAGCCTTATTGATCGGAATTGTGTAAACAACACTAGCTGAGATTGCGCCGGAAATGCCAAGAAACAATGAACGATACTGAGTATCCGTCAGAGTGGCAGAGCCGCCCGTTGCGTTCAATGATGTTGTGCCGCCAAAAGCTTGGTCGATAATGTCAAAGTCGCCGTTGGCTGGAACGTTCCATGTATCGACGTAGTCGCCATTGGCTGGCTTTTCGAGGACTTTGTTGGTCGTATATGAAGAGGCCATCGTCTAATCCTCAAATGTGTTTTTTGGCAACTGCCAAGGCGCGGGTGATCGTCTCATCAGGCTGATCAAGAAGTGCCTCGGTGCCTTTGTTGATGTCTTTCTTGGCTGCTTCAGCAGCGCGAACCAAAGCATCGGCTTTGCTGTCGGGCGAGATGCGGCCACCAGAAGCTCTTTGAGTGCGATTGGCAATCTCGGTATCTTCACCAAGTCGAGAGGCCGCAGGAGCATATGGCGCAACATCATAGATTTTGCTTGGCAAAGCAGCGCCTCGCCCCAAACCATAGCTTAAACCGCCCGCAATCTTTGGCGATCCTAATGCAACGTGCGCCAATGCTCCGGGATGCATGAGAAAGGCGGGATTTGCCAACCCATATCCGCCATAAAGCATACCAGACACGATATTGCCGCGTAAGCCGCCCGGCATCCATGAAGATAAATCATGTCCTGCGATAGCCGCAGCAAGAGACGGATCGCGCTCATAAAGAACCTTGAGGAAATCTTCATTTTTGCCAGTTTTGTAGCCCTTCAATAGCTTACTAAGCTTTGTGGTATCGCTACGCCCGGCAGCAAGATTTTCTTTGAGACCTTGAGCTTTTTCAACGGCCTCTCCATATCGATCCATCAAAGCTGCATATTCTTTTGATGCACCATAAGATGGATGAATGATGGTTTCTTTTGCAGCATTAGCGACATCCTGCATCATTTGAAGAGATGCAGCATCACCTTTAGCAGCCTCTCGCCCATAATTGCGAAGAGCCTGTTTTAAATTGTCAAAGTCAGCAATGTTGTTTGCGCTGTTGGGATTAGTTTTGGCTTCAAGAACAGCATCTTCCAAAGCTTTATAAGTGCGCTCCAAGGCCGGGCCCTGACCTGATCCAATACCAGTTCTTGGGTCAATATTTTTATAGGCCATACCCTTGGCTTGCGCTAAAGCTTGGTCAACAAGATCGTATGGCAATGCTTTTGTTGCATTTTGCCCGCCCATAGTACGAAGCCAATCATCGCTGGCTTCCTTTTTTATATCTTTGATGCCGTTTTCAACGCGCTCAACAAGCTCAGGAGCCCTAGCGGGATTAGTATAATGTTCCCAAAAAGTTGGGTTTTTTGTAACACCTGCATCATGAGCTGCTTGAAGCGATTTAAACGCAGCGCCAGATTGAATTGCCGCAGGGGCATTGATTGCTGTGCTTGCAGCTTTTGCTGCCGCTTTCGGAACTTGCAAAGCAATATTGAGAGGGTCCGTAACACTACCAATAGTGCCAGCAATTTTACCCGCTTGACCAACTGCGCCCGGAAGGCGAGCAGCAAGGCCGCCACCACCTGTAAATACAGTTGAAGCATCTGCAAGAACACCAACTGGGTCTTCAGCAATAGCCCTCTTAGCGTTTTCCCAAGTGCCGTAACGTTGTTTATAGAAATCGCCGATGGCATTTACAGCAGCTTCATCTTTAGCTTTTGCAGCTTCATCCTGTTTAACGCCAAGAGCGCCTTGCGCTTTGGAATAGAGACCAGTGCCCACCTTGCCCAATGCTTCTGCTGTTTCCTGCGGGTGCAAGAAAGGCTGAACCATAGAGTGTCCAAATTCCTTTGCGCTGCGAGGCAAGTTTTGCCAAGCCTGTGAAGCCACATCCCCAAGTTCCATTGGAGCTGCATCTGAGCGATTAGCACTGAAACGAGGATCAGCAACTTCTTCTGTTTTAGAGGCGGTTCTTGTAGCCCCGCCCGGAAGAAGCTTTCCTGCATCTTCTGGAGGCATAAAAAGAGGATTTTGTGCACTTCCAGCCTGCTGCGGAGCAGGCGCAGTATCACCCGAACTCTGATTAGAGCCCTGCAAAAGTTTTGCCGCTTGTTCTGGAGGAAGGAAAAGTGGGTTTTCCATCATTACCTCTTTTTACTGAAGTAGCGGCTCATGTCAGGCGTATTATATTTCTTCATGAAATACTCATCGATTTGCGCGGGTGTAACCTTGCCAGAGTTCATGAGGCGGATATGAACCGGATCAGTTTCAGCCATGAAACGCTGAAGAGTATTGATTTCATTTTTATAGTCAGACGGGTCTTTTGAGCTGTTGAAATGCTCTTCCGCACGGTTGTACAAGTTGCCAGTTGACTTGCCGTAAACCTGTGCATGCTCCCACTGATCTTCCTGACGCTGACGATCAGCCATGATCGTAGCTTGGTTAAGATAGTTTGCAGGAGCGGTTTTATCTGCACTTGGAAGAGATTGAATACCAGCCTCAAGCGCACCTAAAGCACGTTCCTGAGCTGCTGATGCATTCATTTGTGAACGCACAACGCTCAACTTTTCCAATGCCTGCTTGGATGTTGTAAGGCCACCAAAGAAGTCTTCACCAAGACCAGCTCGGCTTGCAAGATCGTTAAGCGGACCTTGGGCTCTCGTAAAGATTGAAGCGTTTGCTCCGCCCTTATCAAGAGCGCCTCCGTGACCGAGGTCAGACACAATTTCCAACATTTCATTGGTTTGTGGCTTAATCTTCAAGGCCGCAGAACCAGCGCCGGAAACGGACTTATAGTAAGCGTCCGAATTAGCTTTTGCAGCCGCAGAACCCATAGACATAACGTCTCGGTTTTCTTGAGCTTTTGCAGCGTCCCACGATCCTCTAGGCGGATTAAGGCCAGCAATAGGCGGAGGTTCTGGAGCTTTTGGAACAACAGCCTGTTGACCCGTTCCAGTAGCGCCAACGTCTTTGAGATTGGCTTGATCTTGAAGATATTTTTTCCCAAGGCTTCGTGCATAATTTGCACCGAGCTCGCCGCCAATCAGATCGCCACCTTTTTCCATCCAGTCCGTGAGAGGCATCATTGTGCCGTCTTTCTTGAGGACCATGTAAATAGGACGAGTAGCGTCTCCGATATTTTTAATAGAACCAAATGCAAGGTTCTGCATGGTTTGCAGGTTTGTAGCTTCACGACCAGTCGTTTCAGCGGCCTGCTGCTGATAATCAGCGTAGCCCTTAGCGCCAGCACCGAGACCTTCAAGGATAGCCGACCCAAGATAACGGCTCTTTGAGCCAGCCATCGCACCGAGACCCTGAAGAACAGGGATGATGATGTCTTTGTTTCGGCTCAAGAAGTTGCCAGTATCTTGAACAGCACCAGCAAAACCACCTTGCTGCGGTGCGCCCTGACTTTGCATTTGAGAGGTAATTGCTTGCTGTGCTGGAGCGTTTTTGAGTTTATCAAATGCGCCCTGCGAGATCGTGTCTGCATACGACATGCGAGAACCAAGAGCCGCAGTTTCGGCCTTTGGGCGCTCATAACCTGTCATAAAATGACCAGCAGCTTCACCCGCCGATGGAGCGCCACGCATTTTTTCATAGACACCTTGATACGGACCGGATGTCAAACGCTCATGTGTAAAATCAAGCTGTGCGTAAGGATCACGAACGCTTCGGTTATTTTCCTGTGCCCATTGCTTAAAGGCAGGCATTTCACCGCGATTATTAAATTGGAACAGGCCGTATGAGTTACCTTGATCTCCAAGAATAGAAGGCTGAAGGCCACCGCTTTCATGGAAAGCATTGCCGAGCATGCCTGCGGCAACATGCGGTTCCAAACCTTTTTTGGCCGTGAGGTAATCATAGTAGTCTTTTGCACGACTGCCAGACGTATCAACAGGCATAGCCGTGTCGCCTGTATCTGTCGTGTTTTCGTCTGAAGTGCCACCTTTAAGGAAACCCGCACGGGCAAGGCCACCCTGTTCAAAATGACCTTTGTGAGCTGCGTGTTCAGTGGCGCGATGGTAATCAACCATCTTGAGGCCGCCTTCGGTCTCGGCAACAGCCTCTGGGTGCTTATGCTCAACATTCTGAGCCATTAGGCCGATCTGAGTGCGGCCATCGCCATAGTCGAAGCTGTAGACAGGTTGTCCGTCATAAAGTTTACCCACAACGCGCTTGTTGTGCTTCATGCGTTCATCAGAAAGCATGGCGAGGAATGGTAGCACTTGAGCAATACCAGTTCCGATGGAACCAAGAGCCGAGCCGATGCCACCAGCAGCGCCAGCAGCCCCAGCAGCGGTTGCTCCAGCTTCAGCAGCACCTGCTGCCGCAGCCCCTGCACCAGCCGCTTCAGCGCCCGCCCCAAGGCCACCAGCGAGGTTGCTGACGCCAGTACCGATGCTACCAAGACCCTTAGCCGCACTAATACCAGAAGCTGCCAAACCGAGGGGGTTTGGACCCTGCGAGGACGATGGGGCAGATTGGCCGGGCTGCGGAAGAGATTTAGGAGCCTCGGCAGCACCTTCTTTTACGACCTTGCTGAGAACATCACCTTGAGCGCCACTCTCTGAACCGGGGTTATCTTGATTTTCATCAGAGCCGGGGATGACCGGGCCGCCGCCAAGATAGTGAACGCGGGGAACAAGACCGCCACGAGCGCGAGGAAGACCTGTAGGATTCTCAGGGTCTGTTGCCGTTTTCTGAACAGGAGCTTGAGCCGGGGCCGTTTGATTTTGGTTGGCGGCCTGAGTTTGCTTGGGTTGATCACCCATCCCCACAGCATCACGAGCGCGAGGGAATAGGCCCTTACCCGTTACGTCAGAGGCAATTGAGTCTAGCGACTTGAGATTGGAATACAGCTCACTCGCCGTCGATGTTTGTTTCGCGGCTGGAGCAGCAGACGGTGTCATCAACTTAGCGACATGCAGATTACCAGCAGGAACATAGCCCGACTGACCGCCGCCCTGAGTGCTATACGGGTTTGCATGTTGCGATCCGCCGTAAAGGCCACCCTGCCCGAACGGGCCAAATGACTGTTTTTGCTGCGCCAAAAGTGCCGATAGATCGCTATCAGCAAGGCCACCAATGGCGTAATGTCCGGGATTGATTACCGCGCCACCCATAGAGTCGGGCATAATGCCACCGCCGTGGGCTTTGTGGGCAGCTTCGTCGGTTGCCTTTTCGTAATCGACAGTCTTGTAGCCGTGCGACTGACCAACAGCTTCAGGGTGACGCTTTTCAACGTCCTGAGCCATGAGGCCGATCTGGGTCTGGTTTGAGCCGTTATACTTAAACCGATATATCGGCGTCCCATCGTGCATTTCGCCAACCTTCTCGGCGTCATGCTTGAGGCGCTTATCGGAGAAGAATGGCGCAGGAGCCTGTGTGGTCTGTGTCGAGCCAGAGAGCGCACCAGTCCCTTCCGCGATGTTGGCGAGGAACTGAGCCACTTGGAATGGATAACCGCGCTGTTGCAGGAACTGCTGATAAACAGCCGTATCCTGAGCCTGCTGCGTCTGCTGCCCAAGTGTGCCAGCTTGAATTTGAGCCTGAGCGCCTTGAAGAGCAGCAGCCTGTGCGCCCGTGCCGAGACCCGCGATCTGCTGACCAGCCTGAAGCTGACGAGCCAAATCCTGACCAATCACACCCTGCTGACCCTGAGCGGTCTGAACAGCCTGTTGATAACCCTGTGAATAAATAGGAGCAAGAGCCTGCGCGGTCGCAAGTCCTTGCTGCCCTTGGAGAACTGCCCTCTGAAGACCAGCTCGGTCGCCGCCAAAAGCACCACCTTTAATGGCTTCAGCCTGCTGTTGCGAGAGCTGCTGACCCTGTTGTTGGCGAAGTGCCGCCTCGGTCGCGCCCGCAACGTACTGAGTGTAAGGGTTCTGATAGTAGCCAATTTGACCCTGTGTCAGAGGGCCAACCGAGCGAGCACCCTGCATCGTGAGGCCAGCGCCAACGCCAAAATAAGGTTGCGCAGACTGCGAGTACTGATTGGTGGCCTCAACACCCGCCTGCTGCGTAGGTGTAAGCGGAGCAACAAATTCGCCAGTATATGCTTGAAACGGTGTTTTAGCGGCTTCTTCAGCACGAGCGTTGACCGCGTTATACCGCGCCAGTACCTCTGGCGGGATTTCGGTCTTCGTGGTTGTAGTCTGAGTTCCGCCACCGCACATATTAGGCTTCCTTTACAGACCCGGTTCCGGGCGTCGCGCCATAGAGGAAGAACATCCCAGATGGCTTACCAAACTGGCGCTCATACAGCCGGGTCTTTGCCTCAAGTCGGTCATTCGATAGAATACCAATCATTAAGGGAATCCCTAACTGGTCAGCGACCCGTTTTGAAAACTCACACAAACGGCGACCGCGATGCGCTCGACTGCTTCGGAAGTCAGGATGAATAAAAATACCCTTCTCCTCCAAAACCTTTTCGGAACTATACCACATAGCTCCCGTTCTGAGTAGGACCGCACCCTCAATTTGACTGCCAGCCTCACCAATGACGCCAACGATGCCGCCCTCTTGGTGTAGCGCCGCCCAAATCTCCGCAAGGATTTTTTGGGGATCGTAATCAACGAAAGCCAGCTCTTGGCTGGCGTTCATAGCTAGGTCCATCAATTGATGGATGTCGTCTGGCGTACCAACTCGAATATCCAAGTCTTCAAACATTAAGAAACCCCTTAAGTTCTTAATCTTTCTTCGGGCCGGGAAGCTTTTTAAGCGTCTCAACCGTCTTTGCCCTCATCTTCTTTACAAAAGAATCGAGGATTTGATGCCCGTGATTGAGATCACCGCCACCAACATTTATCACATCATCAGGCGCGATGACATACTCACCACCAGCAGCCACAATCGGAACAGGTGGCTCAATAGAACCGCCACCCGCTTTGTGCGGTAAACCTAGCCCCGCATCCGCTCCGGGGATACCAGACATATCTGGGATTTTACTGAAGATGGTGTTCGCCACCTTGAACCCGGCCATCGTGTTCCCCTCTCCCATTGCTGAGATGATGTCGGCGGGGATGACGTAAGAACCAGAAGGGACGTGCATAGGAAGGTGATCGGTCCTGCCAGCAACAGGACTGTGGATCGGCCCGACATGAATCTTCTCCGTATTGCCCTGTCCGGGACCGCCAAAAAATGATGCGCCACCATGAGCGCGTTGCTCACGAGCTGTTTTAAGAGCAATTGCAACAGCCTGCTTCTGCGGGCGACCTGTATGAATTAGCTCGCTAATGTTGGAGCTGACAGTCTTTTGGGAGGAACCTTTTTTCAACGGCATGGTTTACCCTATTGAATATGTGACGTTAATGGACTGACCTGTGCCGGGAACTATAAGTATACCAGATGTGAAAAATTGACCCGTTGGATATATGCCAATGGTCGTAGGAGTTCCGCAAAGGGCTTTTGCAGCCAACGGCGATGAAGTCGTGGGAAAATCATATATTAATCCAGTAGCAGAGCCGCCAACAACTACGGAAAAATTAACAATATAACCAGTGCCAGCATAAATTACAGTCGGTGCGGTTACTGTTAAAGATGTAACTGTTCCATATGTTTTTAAATTTGCCTGAGACAAATTATTGATGGCAACCACGCCATTTTTTTGAACTGTCAGGATGTCACTAAGTGAAGCGGTCATTAGTACTTCCCATCGGGTTGAAAGCGATAGCGCATGTTACCGATACGCCAGAATGAGCCAATGTCATTGCTTTCAATTTTAACTGACACAAGCCTCCCACGAAAACGAGGCGTGATATATGTCGTTGCTTGTGTCAGAGTAAATGGACCATACGCAATCGGTGTCTGACCAGCATAGTCTGTGACATAGAATGTCAAAAGAATATTGGCATTTTGAACACCACCAAAATAACCCCACTTCATGTCGGGCCATACTTGGTCTATAAAAATTTTATTGTCTGCTTCATTAATGACAAAATAGCCAGTTTGGAAAGACGAGTTCATTGGCTGACCATCTGCGTCAGTCGATGTCTCATGTTGATAGATATAAGTGTTTGGAGCTGCGCCAATCGGCGGCCCAA